CGAGTATGGTCCCGCCGTGGGCGTGTTCACCTACCGCGACGAGACGATCAAGAGCAACATCGTGCGTGCCGCGCATTACGTTGCCGAAAAGGTCGTCAACTCGAACGCCGGTCAGCTGATCGCCACGCAGTACTCCTGATAGGTTTTCGGGATAGTATCCCAGAGCCTGACCCGCAGTCCTTAACTGGGCTGCGGGTTTCTTTTTTACGCCTCGCGCAGCACCATGCGCGTTTCCCTTTGCGTTATCTGCGGCAACGAGACCCAGCACATCGTCACAATGCTGAATTCGTTTGCCGGTGTCTTCGACGAGTTGTCCTTGGTTCGCGCCGTTGGCGCTTCAAAACCAGACGACACCTGCGATCTCGCGCAGCGTTGGTGCCTGCAAAACGGCAAGGATTACGTCTTTGCCGAGCACAAGAACGGTCTCGGCTGCGAGGGCTGGGAGCACATCGACGACTTCGCCGCTGCGCGTAACGAGGCTTTCCAAGGCGGCACCGGAGATTGGCTGATCTGGGCCGACTGCGACGACGTGTTTCATGGCGACGCCGAGGCTTTCCGACATAAACTCGAAACGGCTCCAGCCGACCTTTCAATGGTTCGGTGCTACTACGACGTGCTCGGCAGCGGGAAGAAGCTGTTCCGCGAGCGAGCGATCCGCCGCGACCTTTTCCGCGCTAACCGCAAATGGCATCACTCCGTCCATGAAAACCTGCTTCTGCTTGCTGGCGACCGTCACGAAGATTGGGACGCGCCAGTCTGGGTTCACGCGCCGGTTGAGGTTAAAAAGGAGAATCGCCGCCGCAATCTTCGCATCCTTGCGAACTCGGTGCGCGAATCGGCGACGCAGTATTTCTACATTCATCAGGAGCACTATTGCTCGCAGAACCGCGAAGCTGCGTTCGACTTTGGCAAACTGGCGCTGGCGTTTCCGAATCTCCAGCCAGCTTTCCGCTATGAGACGCTACTCAACGTGGCGCGCCTCACGCAGTCTCGCCGCGATGCGAACCTGTATCTCATGGAAGCGCACGGCATTTACCCGTGGTGCCGCGAAGCCCTTGCCGCGCTGACGCTGCTCAATTTCGAGCTCAAGGACTACGCCAAGGCGCAAGTCTGGGCCGCGAAGATGTTGGAACTGCGCGAGCCTCTAGCGGATCAGCGCCCGTGGACGCACGAAGTTCGCTGGTACGGTTGGGCCGGTTACGACATCGGTGCGCGAGCTTACCGTGCCAACGGCAACAAGGCGATGGCCGACGTGCTCCAATGGCAATTCCACGCAGGCGCGAAGCCAGTGATCAGCCTCCTGCACGCGACGCGAGGCCGGTCCTCGAAAGCGGTTGCCGCACGCGAGGCGTGGCTTTCTGCGTCCTCGGATCAGTCGCGCATCGAGCATATTTTCGCGGTCGATTCGGACGACGCCTCCTCCTGCGAAATGGCAAAGCAGTTCGTGAGCGTAACAAGCGCGAAACAAAGTTGTGTCGCTGCTTGGAACGCAGCGGCGCGCATTGCCCGAGGCGACTTGCTGGTTCAGTTGTCGGACGATTGGCAACCGTGCCAAGGCTGGGACACGAAGTTGCTCGAAGCCTGCGGAGGTGCCGACCTTCAGAAGCAGCCGCTCGTTCTCGCGGTTGATGACGGCACGCGCAAGGATCAGCTGCTCTGCATGGCGATTTTGTCCCGCGCCCGCTACGAGCAACAAGGCAACGAGCTATTCCACGAAGGCTACGAGTCCGTGTTCTCGGACAACGAGTTTTCGTATCGCGCTTACCGAGATCGCGTCGTGATCGACGCCCGCGACAAGCTGCGCTTCGAGCACCTGCATCCGTCCTTCGGCAAGGCTCCGATGGATGCGACGTACAAGCACAACAATCAGCAAGCCCGATACGAGGCCGGACTGGCGCTTTTCAGCCAACGCAACCCATCAGCGCCGTCATGGACTCGCCCAGCCTCTCAATCCTGATTCCAGCGACGCCGAAGCGAGTCGTGAGCCATCTTCAGCCGCTCGTTGCGAAGCTGGAGAAGCAGATCAGCGAGATGCCGCGCCCGCAGGAATTCGAGGTGCTGACGTTCCTCGATAACCGCCGCCGCACCATCGGCGAAAAACGCGATGCCTTGGTGCAGATGTCACGCGGTCGCTTCGTCGCGTTTTGCGATGACGACGACGACGTCTCGTTCGATTACATCAAGCGGCTTGGTGACGCCATCGACCACGCGACCGAGGACACGTCGGTCATCACGTTCAACCAGATGGCGATCATCAACGGAGTTGAAGCCGTTTGCTCTTTCTCGCTCCGTCACCCGAACGAGCCGTTCCGACAGCCGAGGTTCCGGCGCAACGCTTGGCACGTCTGCGCTTGGCGCGGATCGATGGCGCGCAGGGTTCGCTTTCCTGCCAGCAACTACGGCGAGGACTGGGCGTGGGCGAAGCACTTGGTGATGGACGCAACTGGCGAGATTCATATCGACGCGATCCTGCACGTTTATCGCTACGACGAGCGCGTTTCCGAGGCACCTGCGCCGTCTTAAATCTTACATTTTGCCCATCGGTATGGCAGTCCGCGACTTCGACCCGACTCAACTTTCGAGGGACTTCACCGGCATTTTGGATCAGGCCGGCATCACGTTCGCGATGGGAGGCTCGACGATCACCGGAGTCTGGGCGATCTCGCGGAATATGTTCGACGCCTTCGAGGATCAACGCACCGAGGACGCAAAGTACACGATCTTCCTTTTGACCTCGCAGTTGGCGACCGTGCCTAGCCTCGCTCAAACCTTGGTCCGCGCAGGCGTGACTTATTACGTCGAGCAGCTCCGGTTCGACGCCGAGGGAACCGGCTGCGAGATGGACGTTTGCAGGTCGATATGAGCAGAGCGACCGGCCAAGGCATCACGATTGATGCCAACTTCGACAAGCTGAACGAGAAGCTTGCCATATTGGCAAAAAGCGTCGGCCTCGAACTTGGCCCGATCATCAAGGAGGAGGCGAAGTTTTTGATGCAAAGCGCGGTTAAAACCAGCCCGCCTCCGAGCCGCCAGTCAGGCGTGAATACGATCCGCAATGACCTCAACAAAGTCGCTGTCTCGCTCGATTACCAAGGATACGAGGCACGCAAAACCGAAGGCGGCTTCTACGGCTCCATCGCCAAGTACATTCGCCGCCGTGACGCCGGAAAACTGCGCACGCTATTGCAGAATCCGAACCTCAAGCTGTTTCAAGGTTTCAGTGTGCTTGGCACGCCGGAGGAAATCCGCTCCGCTCATCAATCGCGCCGAGTAAATGGAAGGGTCAAGGGCGGGGCAAAGGCCGTCGCTTTCCGCTCGGACATGAAACGATACTTCAAGACCGTGAGCGACCGCGTCGGATTCATGTTGAGCGGCTGGAATAAAGGCGCAGCTGCCGTTGGCGTGAAGACCAAGAAGTTCGCGCAGCGCACCTACGCTGGGTCAAATTCCGGCGTCGAATTTACCTTTGGCCGGAATCCGTTCTTCATCGCTCGCAACGGAAATATGAGGGACACGATGGTCATCAAGGCGATCAACACGGCGGTTAAATTCCGCATCCGCGTGACCGAAAAGAAGATCGACCGAGCCGCGAAGAAGCTCGCGATCAACCTCGGCTTCACGAAACTTGCCAAGGGCAGCTATTGAGATGAGCACCCGCACCGACATTCGCAACGCCATCGGCAGCGCAATCACCGGAGCCTCCGTCGTTCCGACTGCTAACCTGCTGCGCGGGCGGGACCGCACGCTTCAGTCGGTGAGCTTTCCGGCCTGCGCGGTCTATGCGGTAACCGAGGACGTCGAGGTTCGCTCGCTTGCTCCGAACAACCGCGTGCAATACCGGACGCTGGAGGTCTCGGTTGACTACTTCACGGCGGTGACGGCGAGCACGATTCTCGACGACCTGCTCGACACCGGAAGCGCGGCGGTCGAGGCGGCGGTTTTGGCAGATGTCACCCTTGGCGGCGTTTGCCGCGATCTTCATTTGACGAAGGTGAATTATGTGATCGAACCCGACGAGGACCGGCAATGGGGAGTCGCTCGCCACACCTTCAACTGCATCTATCTAACCACCGACTAAAATGGCTAACCATCTAGGCCGCGAGGGCATCATCAAGCTCTCCAGCACCACCATCGGCGAGCTTCGCAACTACGCGCTCGCTCAATCGTCCGACACCGTGGAGGACACCGTCATCGGTGACACCTTCCGCACGCGCAAGGCGACCCTCAAGACTTGGAGCGTGAACGGCGATCTCTACTGGGACTTGGAGGACGCGGGTCAAATCGCGCTCACCGTTGGCTCCAGCGTGACCGTCAACCTCTATCCCGAGGGCACCACGACCGTCGCGACGTACTACACGGGCGGCGGCATCGTCACCAAGTTCGACGTGAGCGCGGCCTTCGACGGGATGGTCGAGGGCAGCATCACGATCGAGGGCAACGGCACGCTGTCGGTCGCAACCGTTTGAGGTGACACGTGGAAGCCATTGACCTCGTAAGAGACCATTTCAGCAGCCTCGGCACGAAGGCGATCGAAGTTCCCGAGTGGAAACTCACCATCCACTCGACGCCCGTTACGCTCGCGGAGAAAAACAAGCTCTACAAGAAGAGCCGCGAGAATGACATGGAGCTCCTCGTCGATGTTCTGATCATGAAGGCAACCGATGAGAAAGGCGAAAAGCTGTTCAACATCGACCATCGCCTGACGCTGCTGAACAAAGCCGACTCCAATGTGATCGCCCGCGTCGCCAACGCGATCCTATCGGACGACGCACCGAAGGCAGATCAGATAAAAAACTGATCCACGGCGGGGAAGCTGCCGACTTCCTCGCCGTGTACGCCATCGCGGAGCTACTCGGCAAATTCGCCAGCGAGGTCTTGCAGATGCCGAAATCCGAACTCGACGGTTGGCTCGCGTATCTAGCGCACAAAAACTCAATCAAACGATCTCATGGCTGAAGCCGTCATTGCAATCAGGGCGCTGGACCTAACGCGCCAAGCATTCCTCTCGGTTCAGCAATCTCTCGCCAAGCTGCAAGGAGCGATTGGCAAGGCCGGAGTTGCAATTGGTGGGTTCTTGGGTCTTCAGTCGGCAAAGAAGGCTCTGACGGCTTTCAACAACGCGCTGCGCGACGTTGAGAAAGAGTCCGAGAAATTCGGAGCGACCAAGGAGGAACTCGACAAAGTCACGCGGGCAACCGGAGCAATGGACTCCGTGATGCAGTCGCTCAAGATGGGAGTAGCAAACGCGGTCAATGCTGTCCTTGATTTAAAGGATAGTTTGACCGGAGTGACGAAGATCGAATCGACTGAACTGGCAGAGAAATTTCGCGTCGAACGAGATACTGAAAAAATTAAAGAGCTTGATGAAGAACTAGGGAAATTAACGAGAGAACTTCAAGCTGTTGGAGAAACACCAGCGCAGCATTTCGCGAGATTGGCGTATGAAATCGAGCGAGTTAACGATGCCGCATCAAATCCGGCATTAGCTGAAGAAACGAATACGCTCATGCGTGCAGTCGATATGACTGCAATAGAAATTGAACAGCGAAAACTCGCCGTAAAAATAAATGAAGAGTATAGTAAGTCGCGTGATGCGGTTTTGAAAAGTTACGACGAAGAAGTAAATAAGATGCTTACAGCGGATGAGCTGTATGGCAGAATAACCAAAAAGTTGGCCGCTCTTGCTGCGGAAGAAAAACAACTCATATCGCTCGGAGTTCCAGAAATTTTAGATCCAGAGACGATTACCGCAGAAGAGCTTCTTCGAATGGAGAGGCTCACAAAAGTAAATGAGGAAATGAATGAGTTAATAAAGGAGCGCGGGAAAATTGAAACAACCGCGGCCAAAATTTCTCGTCAGGCTGGAGAAATCATTTCGCAATCATTTGAGGACGCTATCTTCGCAGGAGAAAAACTTTCCGAAGTCCTCCGCAACCTCGCCCAAGACCTTCTCCGTATGGCGTTCCGCGAGGCTGTTACGGCTCCGCTTGGAACCGGCCTCGGCAGCTTCTTCAAGAACCTATTCCGCGCCGAAGGCGGTCCGGTCGGCGCAGGCAATCCGTACATCGTAGGAGAACGAGGACCGGAGCTTTTCGTTCCTCGTTCCTCCGGCTCAATCGTAAGCAACGACAACCTCTCCGGTGCCACTATGGGCGGCGGCGGAATCAACATCACCTACAACATTGCCAGCGGAGTCAGTCGCGCCGAACTCGGACCGCTCCTCGAATCCGAACGTCGCCGCCTCAAAGCCGAGATTCCCGACATGGTTCGCCGTGGCGGCGCCTACCGCGCAGCCTTCGCCTGACGATCATGGCCATCACCTACCCGCTCACGCCGCCGTCGCCGTTCCGAGTCTCGCGGCTTTCGCTTTCTGGCTTCAGCGCGACCTCGCGCAATGTCTCGCCGTTCACGTTTCAGATTCAGCAGTACAACTGGTCCGGTCAGGCGTGGATGGGACAAGTCGAGTGTCCGCCGATGGTCCGAGCCGATGCCGAGGCGGTGATCGGCTTCTTGCTCGCGGCGCAACGTGGCACGTTTTACTTTCAGGACTACGCGAACACCTCGCCTAGAGGCAGCGTCACGGGAACCCTGACCGTCGCCAGCGGCTCCGCTAACACTTCGACCCTTGGAATTTCCGGAGCGACCGGAACCTTTGCGGTCGGCGACTGGCTGCAAATCTCGACCTCGCTCTACAAGGTTGTGCAGGTCAACTCCTCAAGCAGCGTCGATCTCTTTCCGGTCCTGCGCTCGAGTTACGCAGCCGGAACCGCAATCACCTACACCAACGCCAAGGGCGTTTTCCGCTTGTCTGAACCGCTGACCAACTGGTCGATCGACAACGCTAACATCTACGGCGTTGCGTTCGGAATCGTCGAGGACGTTGCGACATGAGCATCACGACCGCAGGCCGCACGCTTTCCGCCGATATGGTCACGGAGGTGACGACGGCGCAGTTGTCGCCTATCCTGATGGCGTCGCTGAACTTCTCGACGCCGGTCAACCTTTGGACGGGCTACGGGAATCTCTCGTACAATTCGACGACGTATTACGGGCTGGGAACGCTCGGCACGATTTCTCCCGTCGAGGAAACGACCGACCTTGCCGCTCGCGGCATCAGCATGAAGTTGTCGGGCGTTCCTACGGCGAACGTGGCAATCGCGCTGACCGAGAATTACCAAGGCCGCGAGTGCTCGGTGATGTTCGGAGCACTATCTCCTACGGCTGGCACGCTGATCTCTTCTCCGGTCACGGTCTTTTCTGGGCGGATGGACGTGATGCAGATCAGCGACGACGGGCAGTCAGCCGAAATCATCGTCACGGCGGAATCGAAGCTCATGGACTTCAAGCGCCCGCGAGAGGTGCGATACACCGACGAAGAGCAGCAGCAACTCTATGCCGGCGACCTCGGCCTTGAATTTGTGAACGACATTCAGGAAAAGGTCGTGTACTGGGGAAATCCGTCGCAGACGCAGCCAGCGAACTGGGATGCCGGAGGAGACACCAGCAAGCAGAATTACGAATGACGCGCCACGACAACTGGCCGAAGCTGCTTGCGAGCTTCGTCGAGGAACGTCGCTCCAAGCCTTTTGCGTGGGGACAAAATGACTGCTGCCTCTTTGCAGCCGATTGGATCAACCGAGCCTGCGGAATTGACCTAGCGGCGGATTTGCGCGGGCGTTACTCGTCGGCACTTGCCGCGACTCGCATCCTTGCAGGACTCGGAGGCGTTCTTCAGGTCGCCGAAAAGCTCGGGCATCTTCGACCGATCACGATCAGCACTACGCAGCGCGGAGACGTTGTAGCGTTTGCAATGCAAGGAGGACACGCGCTGGGCGTTTGCCTCGGCGACGTTTGCGCTCTCGTCGGCAAAAGCGGTCTGGTTTTCCCACGCACGCTAGATGCAGAAGCGGCTTGGAAACTCTAAATCATGGAAGCAGCACTTGCGGCAATCTATCAGACGGCGCTCTTCATTTCGGCTACCTTCGGGACGAATCTGATTTCGACCTACGCCGTCGTGAAGTTCATCGCCGTGACTGCGGCGACGATGGCGGCAAGCAAACTGCTCGCGCCAAAGATGCCGAGCTTCAACGACGCATCGCTGGCAAACCGCACGCAGATGGTGCGCTCGCCGATCGCGGCTCGGCAGATCGTCTACGGGAAAACAAAAACATCCGGCGTGGTCGTCTACATCAGCACGACCGGAACGAAAAACGAATACCTTCACCTCGTCATCGCGCTGGCGGGACATGAGGTCGCGGACATCGAGGAGGTGTATTTCAACGACGAGCTCGCCCTGACTGGAGCGGGAAGCGCGGCAATCGGAAGGTTCGCCGGTTACGCCGAAATCTACAAGAAGCTCGGAAGCCCTACCCAGACCGTCGAAACTAACCTTGAGGCCGCTACCGCTGGGCTGACCAACGGCAAATGGACCGCTGATCATCGCCTGCGCGGAATCGCTTACCTTTACGTGCGATTGACGTGGAACGAGCAAATCTTCGTCAACGGCATTCCGAGCATCAGCGCGATGGTCAAGGGAAAGAAGGTGTACGATCCGCGCACGACGACGACCGCCTATTCCGCAAACGCCGCGCTCTGCCTGCGCGACTACCTGACTGACTCGACCTACGGACTCGGAATGGCTTCGACCGAGATCGACGACACGGCTTTCTCTGCTGCCGCGAACATCTGCGACGAGCAGGTGCAGGTTTTGCCGAAGGCTTCTCCGCACTACGAGAACCGCTACGAGACGAACGGCGTGCTCTACACTTCGGAGTCGCCCGATGGAAACATCGGCAAGCTGCTTTCGGCGATGGGCGGGCTGATCGCTTATTCCGGCGGTCGTATTATTCCTTACGCTGCGGGTTATCGAATTCCGACTGTTACCCTGACTGATTCCGACTTCGCTGGACCGATCAGCGTGCAGACGAAGACCAGCGCTCGCGACCGCGTCAATGCAGTGAAGGGCGTCTTCGTCTCCGAGAAATCCGAGTGGCAACCGACCGACTTCCCGCCGCAGACATCGGCGACATTTCTGACGCAGGACAACAACGTGCGATACTGGCGCGATGTCGTTTTGCCGATGACGACAAGCAGCAGCGCCGCGCAACGTCTCGCTCGAATTGAACTTCGCCGCGCTCGGCAGGAAATCACCTTCACGGCTCGGTTCCGCTTAGATGCGATGCAAGTTCGCGCAGGAGACACCGTGATGATCACGCTCTCCAAGTTCGGATGGAGCGCGAAGGTTTTTGAGGTGATCGAATGGCACTTCGTCAGCGACGGCAACCCGCCGCAGCTTGCGATTGAGATGACGATGCGCGAAACAGCCTCGTCGGTCTATGACTGGACCGTTGACGACCAAGAGAATATGGCGGACGCGGCTCCGACGACGTTGCCGGATCCGTTCACGTTGAGCGCGCCGACCAACCTCACGCTGACGGCGGACGGCACAACGCAGTTGATTCAGGCCGACGGCACGGCGCTGCCGCGCATCAAGGTGGCGTGGTCCGCTCCGAGCGAGCAGTTCATCCAGTCCGGCGGGCAGGTCATCATCGAATACAAGCAGGGCAACGCTACTACCTATCTCACGTGGTCGAAGATCAACGGCGACCAAGTCATCGACTACATCTCGTCGGACGTTCGCATCGGCACAACCTACGACGTCCGCATTTACGGGCAAAGCTACTTCGGCGTTTCGACGAGCTACGTCACCGCTGGCGTGACCGTTGCGAAGGATACGACGGCACCGGCTGCGCCGACTTCGCTCACGGCAAGCGTCGGCACGGGAAAAGCGGTCTCGCTCGACTGGGACGACAACACGGAGCCGGACCTTTCGGAGTACGGAGTTTATCGCAACACGACTGGAGTCACTCCCGCCAACGCCTCGACGAACAAGATCGCCGAGGTCCGCGCCTCGCGCTTTGTCGATACGGAGGTTTCGATTGGCACAACGTACTGGTATTGGGTCAACGCCTACGACGCGCTTGAAAACGTTTCAGGATTCAGCGCGGCGGTTACCGCCGTTCCGACCTACGTGAGCGGAGGCAGCGTTGATCCTAACGCACCAACGACACCGGCTGCGCCGCAATACGTCAGCGAGACGACCTATCTAGCGAGCGACGGTGGCGCGTTTGCGCGAATCTCACTCACGGCTCCTCCGCTTTCGGCTAACGCGATCGCGACGGACATCCTCTATCGGCGCAGCGGAGCGAACGATTGGATTCTCGGAAATCAAATCAACTCGGCGGTCTCGTATTTGGTTTCAATCGACGACCTGACCTGCGGCGTCACCTACGAATTTGCGTCTCGGGCGATTTCCAACTTCGGCGTGCTCTCGTCGGTCTCGACAACGATCAGCCGGATGGCTCCGAACAAGAGCGCGACACCCAGCGCGCCGACAGGAATCGCGGCGTCGAAGAACGGCGTCGCTCCGAACGTCCTCGGTTCGACCGGCGTTCTCCGCTACGGCTCGCGCATCACTTGGAGCGCGCCGAGCGACAAGGACATCGCTTACTACGAGATCAAAGCGACGTCGAGCGACAGCGATGGCGCGACCGATTACGCATGGGACGACGGTCGAGGAACTGCGGCGCTCTACCGTACCGACCTGCTCTCCTTCACGTTCTACAACACGTCGCTCGTTGCTGGCTACGTTCGCGTGCGCGCCATCGATCGGACGGGCAACGGAAGCAGCTGGCTGCGCTACGGCAACATCAACGACTCGGCGGTTGCGACGCTTGCGGCGGGCAACATGACCGAGCAGTCCGCGAGCAACGTGCAGGTCACCGGATTCAAGACAGGCGGCGGATCTTCGACGAGGCAGGTCAACGTGCGATACGAGGTCAGCGAAGTGAAAAGCCTGACAGGCGGATCGACGACCGAGACGATCAACGTCGACACGACGAACCGAGGCTTCAGCGCGAAACCGGACGCCGGCTGGATTCAATGCGCAAGCGACTCGAACATCGTCGGCGTCTACGATTTCGACAACGTCAGCAACTCCTCGACGACTTCATACTTCAACCTGCGCACCGTGGACGGAACGAACGTGCCAGCGGGCAATCAGCGCTTCTCAATTCAGTTGGTGGACTATTCCTAAAATGGCTTTCCAAAAAACCTTCACGATGCCGAGCGGTGTCTCGGGCAACTACATCCGTCTCGTCGCGAACCGCTGGGACCGGCAAGCACGCGAGGGCGTCGCGTGGTTCGCGCTCTTCGTTGACGCAGCCTCCGCGCAGTCAGGCAAGCAGCCGCTTTCGCCGTTCATCGCGAAGCTCTGGCTTACCGGACCGGAATTCGACTTGTACCTCGGACGCGCTGCGCTGGAGAACGCGGACATCATCGCGCAGTTCTACCTCGCAGCGAAGCACGAACCGATCAGCTGCGACTTCGGTTCAAACGCTTTTTCGGACGCGCTCGACGTTTAATGGTGAAACTTTCTTCCTGCGTAAGTTGCTGAAGATGCGCGACTTACGAAACGGGAGAAAATGTTTTCAGATTAGAGCTTGGCAAAGCGGTTCGGTTGTGATTTGGTTTTGCTCGTTCAGCAACGACAACCCAACAACGACAATGATTACCCAGTACATCAGCCCTTGGATCAACGGCGAGCGCACCACGCTCCAGTTCTTCGATCACCTTCGTCAGCTTTGGATCATTCGCCGCGACAATAGCGGCGCGCTGCTTTCACGCTGCGAGCACGACTTGGGCGAAGCATACGAAACCACGCAGGCCGCTGCGGAAAAACTCGGATGGGAGAAGGCGCAGCAGGAGGTGGCGTCGTGATCGCGACCACCGTAGACCCAATCTTCACGACGATCTCCGACGAGGGCATTCGTCGTTTGGCCGAGGCGAACGCCAAGGCTTGCGCGGCCGAGCAGCACAACCGCCAAGACTCCTACTGGAAAGGCCAGATGGACGCCTTCCAGATTCTTTGGCAGAACCTGCCGATGAGCGACAAGCAGCGGATGGGTACTTATTTTCACGGCACCTATTACGCCGAGCTTGCGCGGTGGTCGGAGCTGAAGAAAGGAGCGGTGCAGCCGTGAAGCAGTTTGCCCTATTCTTTGCCCTCTCTGCCGTAGTTCACGCTGCGCCACCTGATTCATTCTGGCGCGCCTTGCACGTCGTCGAAACCGGCGGCAAGCGTGGCGCGATCCTCGGCGACAACGGTGCCGCGCTTGGGCCGCTTCAGATTCATCGCCGCTATTGGCAAGACGCCCGCGTTTCTGGTCGCTACGAGGACTGCGCCGACCTTGCCTACTCAATCAAGGTCGCGTCGTCGTACTTGAAACGGTACGCGCCGAAAGCGTGGGAGGCTGGAGACATCACGACGCTGGCGCGCATCCACAACGGTGGTCCGCAGGGCGACAAGAAGCCTGCCACCATGCGCTATGCCGACAAGGTGAAGCGCGCCGCTGGAAAGTGAACCTGCCGCGCAAGGAACTTCTGCGCCTAGCGCGCACCGGAGCCGAGGACGGCTACGATAACTCTTTCCACGCCCAACTAACCACGGGCAAATTTCTATTAGCTGAAATGGCTCAAGTCGCCAAGGAGGCGAAAGCCGCACTCGAAAACCAAAAACCCGAAAATGACCGACGAACAGTTCGCTGAAATTATGGTAGAGCTCCGCACGATTCGCGCTGCGTTGCTCGACAAAGCAAAGCCGATGGCGCAGCCGAGTCCGACGACCGGCTTTCACAAGCCGTCCGACGACATTCCGCAGCCGACCGAGTTGCTCGACGATCCAGATTCCGTGGCGGTGCATTTCGGCAAGAATGCTGGGACGCCGATTGGAACGCTCTCGGAACGCAGCATTGAATGGTATGCGAAGCCGAAGGAACCGAAGATAGGCAAGAACGGAAAGCCATTTGCACCGCGTCCAGCCGACGTTCTACTTGAAAACGCTGCGCGCCAGATCGTACACCGCAGGCGCGGCACTTTGTCCGACAAGATCAAGCCAGCCGCCAATCAATCGGCGACCGTGCTCAACGACTTTGATTCAGCAGGCGACGCCTTCTGAACAAAAAACCCTGCGGCCAACCACGACCGCAGGGAACCAAAAACAACAGTAACAGTAACGAACAACGAACATGGAAACGACAGACGTAAAAACTACCGGCACCGAAATCGTCGCGCAAAAGAAGTCACCCATCGGCTTCGGAGCGCAGGGCGTGCAACTCGCCTCGCTTGAGGAGGCTTACAGATTCGCCAACGCAATCGTCGCGTCAGGCTTCGCACCGAAAGGAATGGAGAAGCCGGAGGCGGTCCTCGTAGCGATTCAACTCGGAGCGGAGATCGGTCTCACGCCGATGGCCGCGTTGCAAAACACCGCCGTCATCAACGGTCGGCCGGCGATCTACGGTGACGCCGCGCTCGCGCTGGTTCGCTCCAGCGGGCTGCTAGAATCCTACAAGGAAGAGGAGATCGGCGAGGCTGGCAGCGACGGTCACGGGTACCGCGTCACCGCAGTCCGCAAGGGCAATCAGGCGGCGATCGAGACCTTCACGGTCGCAGATGCGAAGCGCGCGAAGCTCTGGGGAAAGGCCGGACCTTGGTCGGATTACCCGAAACGGATGCTGCGTTTCCGCGCTCGCGGTTACGTGCTGCGCGATCTCTTCGGAGACATTCTCAAAGGACTTCGTACCGTCGAAGAGGCACGCGACATTCCGTCCGAGCCGGTCAACGTCACTCCGGTCAGCGAAAAAGTCAGCGAAGGGTTCAACAAACTATGAGCACCGCAAACCATCCAGAGGTGAAAGCCGCGATTATCAACAGCGCCTCCGAGCAAATTCGCGGGCTGCTTGAAACGCACTTCCCGTCGATTAGTAAGTCAGCGACGGAGAACTTCATCGACTCCGATGATCAGCCGGAGCCGAAGGCGAAGGCGAACCTGACGGTCGAGTTCGACCCGCTCGCGCAAGCTCCGGCGGTGCGCGTGAAGATCACGTGGACGACTCGTTACACCGACGAGTCGGAGCAGGAGATCGACCCGTTGCAATCCAAGCTCGGATTCAAGGAGGAGGACGAAGAGTGAGTAACGAATCCTCTCGCGAATACCACGCGAATCCAGCGATCAGCCACTCCAAGCTGGAAGTCTATCGCAAGCGCCCTCGGCTATTCTTCAAGCGGTTCGTCGAGCAAAGCCTGCCGGATCAGGAGCCGACCAAGGCGCTGCAACTCGGATCGCTCACGCACGGAATGGTGCTTGAGCCGGAGAAGCTGAAGTCCGAGTTCGTCGTCGCGCCGCGATTCGACCGACGCACGAAGGACGGCAAAGCCGAAGCCGAAAAGTTCGAGGCCGAGGCGAAAGGCAAGACGGTCCTCGATCAAGAGACCTACGACGTTGCGTTCGCGATGAGCAACGCGGTCGATCAGAACCCGCTCGCCTTGCAACTTTTAGCGGAAGGCACGCCGGAGAGAACGTGGCGCACGAAGATCGGCGGACTAGAACTGCAATGCCGCACCGACTGGTTCAATCCGGCAGGCTGCGAGTTGAGCGAGGGCCGACCCTACGTTGTTGATCTCAAGACCACCGAAAGCCTCAACGCTGACGGCTACGGCTCGTTCGAGAAGTCCGTGTTCAGCTACGGTTACCATCGACAAGCTGGGTTTTATTTACCCTTGGTGACGGAAATCCTCGGCAAGCCGGTCTTCGACTTTTTCTTCGTCGCGGTGGAAAAGGTGCAGCCTTACGGCGTGGCGATTTACAAACTATCGGACCAAGCAATCAGCATCGGGCAGGACGAGACGCTCGACGATCTGCGACGGCTCAAGAAGAGCATCGAGACGAACCACTGGGAGAACATTGAGCCGGTCGTGCGTCCGCTCGACTTGCCGAAGTGGTACGGGAAAGGCGGTGCAGCATGAACGACGAAAAATGCTACCTTCAGAATTACTGCGGGCGCTTTTACGACGCTAACGGTGTCGCGCAATGCTGGTGCTACAGTTGCGACGGCTCGCGTCGGCGCGTGAAGGAACTAAAAGAGGACGTGCAACGCTGGGAGAACTACGTCGCCGCGCTCGAGGAAGTCTGCACGTCGGAGCAAATCCAACACGCACGAAAGGAGGCGCAGCCGTGATAAACGAATCCAAATACGACCGCGTGCCGACCGCAAAAATGCACACCTTTTCGCGCAAGCGGAAAGGCGACGTTCCGATGCCGCAGCTTTACCGCGACATCGCCGAAGGCTACAACTACTTCCTCGCTCGCCGGATGAAGGCCGAGACCCTCGGCATTTCTTTGCGCGAGTTAGGCCGACCCAAACTCAAAAGCATAACAAAATGAGCGAGAGCGTTGCCCTAACCTTTATCGCCAGCGGAATCTTAATCGGTTTCGTCACGGGCTGGATTATTGGAGTTGATCGCGGAGTCCAGCGTGGCCGCGACCAGCAATGGATGGACGACTTCTTCAACCGCATCGAAAAAGAAAAACAACGGAGGGACAAACTTGGACGCTTCAAAAAAAATCAGATCGCGCCGTGAGCGCGCCGAACTCGACGACCGCGTCCAGCAGATGATGTTGGAGATGACCGAGCCGAAGCTGATCGCTTACGCGCTCGGCGTCTCGCAAGGCTACATCTACCAGCGCATCAAGGATCGCGGCTACCGGCGCTGCTTCGTCACGCCGGAGGAGCGCGCCGTGATTCATAAGCTGCGCGCCGAGAGACTACAGGCGAAGATCAACCTATGAAGCACTCATTCCATATCGTCGGCGAGCCGAAGGGTCAGCCGAGGCCGCGAGCGTTTGCGCGAAAAATGGGCGCACGGTTCGTCGCTCGCGTCTACAACCCAGACGTAGCCGACGAGTGGAAGGAGCGCGTCAAGTCGGCGATCTTCCAGCAGTCGCCGCTCACGTTTGCGAACCAGCCGTCAGGCGGAGCCTTCGCGGTGCATATGCACTTTCAGTTCGCGAGACCGAAGTCGCATCTCACCAGCAAAGGCATCCTCAAGACCGGAGCGCTTTTCGAGCACGTGAAAAAGCCGGACGCGGACAATCTCGCCAAGGCAGTCCTCGACGCGATCAGCGACACGCGGCGAGTTTGGCTCGACGACGCGCAGGTCGTTCAGCTGGCAGTAAGCAAGGCATGGACAAGCGGAGAATCCGGTTGCCTTTTGGAGATTGAGCAGCTTTAGTTGGTGCAAGGGCTGAAAAGCCCACGGACGAAGTGAAACTCGTCTATGCAGAAACCCAAAAATAACTTCCCAGTCGTCTGCGTCTGTTTCGGGTTCGTCGTTGTCCCGAAGCAAGTTTCACCGCAGGCGACTGGG